TTTATTATTTGAACACGGTAACGGCATCATGTTAGATGATAATGTTACAATTGGATCTAATGCTAGTTTTTCTATAGATCTTGACTTGCGAAACAATAGTGGTGTAAATACTTCTGGTTTGTTTTTTGATACGGCTTCTTCCAACCAACTAGCTGTACAACTTATACCACAAGGAGGTATATACTTTACAACACTTAACAACCCTGGTCTTGGAGTAGACTTAACAGCCACTTCAATTGTTGGAGACTTACCCGTAAACAAAGGTGGTACAGGCGCTAGCACTGCTGCTGCTGCTAGAACAAACTTAGATGTAGACCAAGCTGGAACTGATAATTCTACTCCCGTAACTCTAGACACGTCTAACTACGATTATCTATCTATAAGTGCACAAGAAATAGAATTATTAGCTATAAATTTAGTAGAGCACGTAACTGATACTTTACCTATAACAAGTGGAGGTACAGGAGCGGATAACGCAGCCGATGCTAGAAATGAGTTAGGTGTTGATCCAGCTGGAACTGACAACTCTACACCTGTTACTTTAGCTGGTACACCTGATTACATAACAATTAGTGGTCAAACAATTACTAGAAATCAAATTGATTTAACTTCAGATGTAACTGGAGTTTTACCTGTTAACAATGGCGGTGCAGTACCTAAAGCATTTCAAACTTTACTTGACGCTAGTACTAATACAAGCTGGACTGTTAAAAATGGATATAATGCTAAAATTGATTTTGATGCTGCTTCATCAAACTCTTATGATTTTACATCTAGCACTATAACAGCTACAGACGGAGATTACGGAACACTTGTAGTAATAAATGGAAGTACTGCTGGTACTATAACTTTCCCAAATAACTCAATGTTTGTAGGAGGTAATTCACCTACGCCAACAGATGATGGTATTGATATATATTCTTTTGTATACGACGGAACTAATTACTACTGGACATACGGCTTAGATAATAAAGCATAATAAAGTAAAAATATGAGTAATATTGTAATACCTTATAGAGGCCTTTTGACACAGTTAGATAGTGGTCCTTATGAACCACCTCTAACTGATATGATAGGAAGATGGAAAGCTGAAGCTTCTTATTTAAGAAATGCAGAAAATTCAGCTCAACCTACTACCAATGGTGAAAAGATTAGTAGGTGGAATGGTGATCAAGGTGGTGCTTCTATGAGACAAACTAGTAATGGTGCAATGCCTATATGGTGTGATGGTACAGCTGACTCCTCAGTTACACCGGCAATACCAGCTGGCTTAAACGGTTACCCTTATGTGTGGTTTAATTATGACAACGGTGAAACTTGGTTAGAAGCTAGTTCTAGTTTTTATGGCGACGATAATATATGTACTATGTATTACGTTATGGATACGCATAGCGTGTCTCAAACTGGTGGTTACGATTCAATGGTTACTAATTACGACGATTATTATTGGTCACCAGGTGGTTGGAGAATTGGATCAGATAATAACGGCTCTACTGATTTAGCTTCAGCTGTAGGTGATTGGGGTAGTCGTACCACAGTTGATTTAGCTTCTAGCTGGACAAATCCAAGAGTGTTTTGTTTAAAGTGGCAGGGTGGTAGTTCTAGCTATTCACCAACTAGTAGATTTGGTATGACAGGTGGAGGTGGTTTAAACTACTTTACTTGGGGATCTGCTACTGGTTCTAACAATCCATCAGCTAGCAATTATGATCCACCAACTATGACTGGTCATAGTACAATGCTATGGGGTACTGGTAGAGATTTTTCATCTAACGCGCCACAAGGAAACGTTAATATGGTAATATACGAAGCTTATTTTTATGACGTTTATCA